GATAATGGAACTACATCAAGTGATACATTTAAGTTAGGAGATATGACAGTTGGAGGTGAGAATAAATCTCAGACTGCAGCGTTAAACTTTTTATCTTCATTATCGAAAGATACACCAACTAAATTAAGGGAACAAGCTACAGCTTCAATGGACAATTTAGGAATTCAATCTAGTTATTATAAAGCCTTAGGATGAAGAAGATGGATAAAGGGTGCGCTTATGGTCATGTGTTAGACCAGAAAGTAATTGATTTAAAAGAGAATGTTAAGAATGGGTTTAGTGGTGTAGAGAAAAAGTTAGACACTATAAATACTACTCAAACTGAATTGTTTAATCATATGTCTAATAGAATGACAAAAGGGTCGGTCACAGTATGGTGTAGCTTAATTGGAGCAATTTGTATGCTATTTGGAATATTAGTAACAGTAATTATTTCAAATTAACAGGAGGTAAAAAATGGTAATGTTAAAATATAAAGGAACTCATCAACCAAAAGATATGCTTATTGATGTAAAGGAGTCAAAAGTAAAAAGGCTTTTGGATAGTGGCGAATATGCGTTAGTAAACAGTATTCCCAAAGAACAAGTTTCTATTAAGGATAAAAAAGATGATGCACAAACATCTTTTAAGAAAGGAGGATATTTAGATGACGACAATCTCTGATGACTTTACAAATGCTTTTGATGAGGCTTTAGATTATGGCCAACAGGTCAGATTTAAATACTATAATCAATCCATAGGCGCAGGTAGTGGATACGACGACGATGTTACATTAACTCAGTCTGGAGCAGACTTGTGGGTATCAGGAGTCCAACAACCAATTACTTCTAAGCAATTTTCATCTGAAGCAGTCCTTTTAGAGCAAGGAAAAATTCTTCTTAATGATAGAGCATTATATGTTCAAGGAGTTGTTCAAACTTCTGGCTTAACACAGATTAAGGTGGGTTTGGGAAGTCCAGTAGCAGCTGAATATCAAGTGTTAGGTGACAATCAACTTACAACATGGAATGTTAATGATGTGCCAATTTGTAAGAAGTTATATATTAGACATCTAAACAATGGAAGCTTCATTGGTGAATAATGGTTAAGGTAACAGGAAGTACTGGCAAAGCTATTAACGTTCATATGCTCGGTGTGGGAGAAGTTATGAGACGAATGCGACTTGCAAAAAAAGAAATTGAAAGTGGTGCTGACTTAGGTGTTGTTAAGGCTTGTGCGTTTATTGAAGAAGAAGTGAAGGAAAGTATTATAGGAAACAGGGCAGAACGTAAAAGTGTTGACACTGGAGAGTTTGCAAATAGTATTGAGTTCACAAAAACAGGGAAAGCTAAAGGAGTTGTAGCTCCCAAAAAGAAAAGTTATCCAAATTCTAATCAAACAACATTAGACATTGCGTTATTAATGGAAAAAGGGACTTCAAAAATAGCTCCACGTAGGCATTTTGGGAACACAGAAAAACGAAATAAAGCCAAAGTTAAACAGATTATCCAAAAAGAAATTGAAGGGGGACTTATATAAATTAATTCTAGGTATTTATAAAGATTTTTAATTTATATATTGTAAGATAATTGCTTTTATCTTAACAATCCAAGCGAGGAACAAAAAATGACAGTAACAGAAATAAATAGTAGCACAGTAACCACTGATTTGATTATACTAATCAGAGATAAGTTGTTAGGCAACATTACAGACCCTATTTCTCGAGTATCAAATGAAAAATTTGTGATGACAAGCTATCCAAAGAATGCAGTCACGTATCCAATCATTACAGTTACTGATACTGGTTCTACTCAAGAAGGAAAACTAGGAATGGGAAGTCAAGGAACAATTATGAGGTTAGGTGTTGAGATAAGAGTGTGGGCAAGAAATGTTAAGGAGCGTGATACTATTTTTGATGAAGTTTATGATTATTTGAGAACAAATCAATTAGAGGGAGACGATTTGACAGCTGCGAATCTTCATGATTTTACTATGAATAGTGTTGTTAATGTTCCGGAAAAAGATATTCAATCTAAAGTAGGAGAATTTACATGGTTATATTTATGTATTTAAAAGGAGGTATAAGAAATGAGTAAGTATCTAGCAGACCAAAATCAGCTCGCATTTATATATGAGAGTGGGACGTATGCTAATACAAGCGGAACACGCCAATGGATTGGAATGGTTCAAGAATGTACAATTGATGAAAGTACAAACGTAATACCTATAAGATATCAAGGTTCAACTGACAGAAATGTTAATCTTTTTGAAGATGGTAACTTAGATTATACAGGAACGTTTAGTTATTTTCCACAAGATTGGAAATTCTTGGGTATGGCTATTGGGAGTGTTAGTGATACAGCAACGGCTGGCTCACATGTGATTACAGAAACAAATAGTAATGATGGTAATTATGCAATTCCTTGTCAATCTCTAAGTAGCTTTACTTTGGAAGATAGCAAGAAAACTTGCACTACAGGAAGTAATTTTATTAGAACATTGAATGGATGTATGGTTAATTCATTTACAGCAACATTTTCTCAAGGAGAACCTGTTAATTGTGAAGTAGAAGTTCTTGGACAAAATATAAGTTTTGCATCAGGAGCAGTAACAACTGTTACGCCAACAACTACACGACCATTTATGTATAGTAATTCTTTGTTAATGATTCCATCAGGAACTACAGTTGATAATGCAACTGAATTTAGTTTTGTGTTAAACAATAATTTAGAACCTGGACATTATAATAATGGTAGTAGAGTAATAAAGGAAGCATTACCTATTAATAGGGATTATGAATTATCAGCAACTGTTAAAATGGATTCGACGAATGCAAAAACATTTTATGAAAACTATTATTTAGGAGGAAGTACATTTAATGCGCAGATTCAATCGATTGGAGCAGGAGGAAGTGTATTTATTACAATGAGTGGATGTAAGTTGTCTGATATGGAAACACCTTCACCAGTTGAAGGAACCCATGACCAATCATTAACAATCATTCCACAGACTGTAAGTGCTACAGCAGAGGATGCAATTGTTAATTACAACGCTTGGTAAGCAAATGAATTTTTTTTAGACTTCTTTTATTTTGAGGAGCAGGGAAGGGAACTAAATGTTCAGGAGGACAAAATGGACTATGTAACAAAAGAAAAATGTTTAATAACTAGAGATGGAGAAGGGAAAATACTCCCAGTAGAAATCGTACTTGAGAGTCTGCCAGAAAAGCCAATGGCACAAATGATACCTTTAACTAAAGGCGAATTTCAACAACTTATTACTGATGCTGACTTAGAAGAAGAACTTTTAAGAACTCATATAGTAAACCCTTCATTTACAGAAGATGAATTTGCGCATATAAAACCTTCAATGTATGGAGCGTTTAAGATGGCTTTGTTGGCATTGACAACAGACACAAGTCAAAAAGAAATTCAAGATTCATCAACTAAAGCATTGCTCGATTCAATCGAGTCAAAAAAAAAATTTACAAAGACGAAAGTAGACTAAGTTGGTTTCTTCATGCGAGAGGATACACTTTTTTCCAAATAGGAAAATTAACGTATCCAGAAATTAACATGCTTATAGACGAACACAATAGAATGGAAAAAGAAAAAGAAAAACAAGCAAAAAAAGCTAATAGGCAGTCGAGGAAGAAAAGATAATGGTGAGTGGATTTTTAGCAGGATTAGCAGGTGGGGCAGGGATTACCATAGTTATACAAGCGGTAGACAAATTTTCAGGAGTGTTTGCCAATGTAAACAAAGCTATGCTTGGAGCAGGAGTAGCGGTTGGCGCTCTTGGGATTGCAGGGTTAGCAGCATCTAAAAGTTTTGTCGATGTGGCTGCATCATTTGAAAGTGCGTTTACAGGAGTTAGAAAAACAGTTGACTTAACAGAAGCTGAATTTGAAAAATTAAGATTAAATTTCAAAGATTTAAGTAAAGAAATTCCAGTTACATTTCAACAACTAAGTAGCATTGGTGAAATTGCTGGGCAATTGGGTGTAGAAGGTGTTGATAATATTACAAAGTTCACCAAAACGATTGCTGATATTTCCGCTACAACAAATCTTACGGCAGAACAAGCAGCAACAGATTTTGCAAGATTCGCAAATATAATGAATATGCCCATAGACCAGATAGATAGATTAGGTTCAGTGGTAGTGGATTTGGGAAATAATTTTGCAACATCAGAAGCAGAGATTGTAAGCATGGGTATGAGAATTTCTGGTGCAGGCGCAGCATTGGAAATGTCAGAGGGTCAAGTAATGGCTTGGGGAGCAGCATTAAGTTCTGTTGGTGTTAAAGCAGAAATGGGTGGTACTGCTATTTCCAAATTGATGATTAATATTAGTAGTATGGTTTCAACTGGGTCTGAAGATTTAGAAGGGTTCGCTCAAGTTGCAGGAATGACTACTGACGCCTTTAGTAAAGCATTTAAAGAAGATGCATCAGGAGCATTACAAACTTTCTTTGTTGGGTTAGGAAAAGTAAAAGAAGGTGGAGGAGATGTTTTGCAAACGTTGGAACAATTAGATATTAAAGAAGTTAGATTAAGAGATGCAGTTTTAAGATTATCAGGAAGCCATGAAATATTAGGGGAAGCATTGGCTATGCAAAACAAATCATGGGAAACAAATAACGCTCTAGCAAAAGAAGCTGCTTTAAGATATGGCACGACTGAATCCCAAGTTATAATATTAAAAAATAAGTTTAATAGTTTAAGAGAGGATATGGGAAAGCATCTTATACCAGCTTTCATTACATTGATTACAGTTTTGGGAGATGTTATTGGATGGTTAGAAAAGCACCCTACACTTACTAAGTTTGCAATTGGAGCTTTAGCGATTGGAAGCGCTTTAGCTGTTCTTGTTGCCCCATTTTTGATACTACTTGCTATGTTACCAGCAATGATTACAGGATTTGGATTATTATCTGCTGTCACATTACCAATTACAGCAACTATTGTAGCTATTGCCGCTGCTATAATGCTAGTTGTTGCAGGAATAATATTATTTGCTAAGTGGATGAAAAAGTTAAAGGGAGATAAAGAAGAAGACGCGAAAGCAGAGTTTGCAAGAATGAATCCTTCATTGGTAGCAGATAGAGGTATTGATTTGAACGACGCTAACAACAACGGAATTATTAACTTGAACGGTGGTAGTAAAACTCCCTCAAACACAATAAATCTAAACGGAGATATTTATGGCACAGACCCTGATAACATGGCGGATGCTTTTGCAAGTAAAATGGACAATGTAATACGACTAAATTAAAATGGTAGTGAATACAAAACTAGAAATAAATAATATAGAATATGATGATTCAATTCAGATTCAATTGAATAAAAGTATGAATATATTTAATGCAACAAGTGATTTTACTATTGAATTTGATAATAAAAATGGTCAATATGATACAACTTTTGCATTAAACGAGAGTGTTGAGTTGTGGGCAGACAAAGATTCATCAGCCACAACTAAAATATTTTTGGGAATTATAGAAGACATACAATTTACAGGTAAATCCCAAAAAGAAAGAATTATTTTAACTGGTAGAGATTATGGTGCAGTGCTTCAAGATATTATTGTAGCTCCAAGAATTTTTACAGATGTAGAAACAAGTTCTATTGTTGAATCATTAATGATTCAAAATGCGTCAAGTACTGGAATAACTCTGTCCAATATTAATACCACAACTACTACAATTGATAAAATAACTTTTAACAACATATCATTATTTGATGCGTTAAAACAATTAGCAGATTTAGCAGGGTTTTATTTTTATATTGACACTGTTAAAGATTTGAATTTCATTCAGAGGGATAGTATTGCTTCTGGGATTACTTTTGACAATACTAATATCACTAACGCAGATTTTAAACAATCAGATAGTGATGTTTCAAATAATGTTACTGTATATGGTGATAGACAATTGACAGGAGTAAGACAAACTTTTTCAGCACAAACTGGTAGTGCATATATCTTAGACGACAAGCCTTCTAATGTTTCTTTTATAGGAAGCGCAGCTACTAATGTTCCTATTCAGCCAGGAGGGATTGATGGAGTGGCTAATCCAGAAACAGAAAACGTTCAGTTTTTAGTAAATTATAATTCTAGAAGTGTTATATTAACAAGTGGAACTACTGCAGGAGATAATACTGGATGGACAGGAAGCGCTGTTATTGTTGATTACCAAAGGAGTAGTCCTCTTATTAGTATAAAATCTGATTCTGCAAGTATTGCTGCATACGGTCAAAAAGATAAATTGCTTATTGATAGAAATATTAAATCACAAGATGAAGCATCATTAAAAGCTACTTCGTTTCTTTCAGAAAATAAAGACCCAAAAACTCAAGGAAAGATTAGTGTGTATGGGGTTGTAGATGTTGTTGCAGGTAATACTGCTATTGTTAATGTTCCATTTCATGGAATTACTACTCAAACTTATATGATGCTGAATGCAAAATATGTTTTTAATTCAACAAATAATTTATCTAATCAAGTTTTAACAGTTACATTAAACAAAAAGATTAGAGATTTTATTGATTATATGAGAGACCAAGAAATGAGATTACGAAATTTAGAGAGTAGTGAGGTTGATACTTCAATTATAAATGTAGAATTGGGAACCGGGAGTATTGTGATGGGACAATCTTATGATGTGGTTAGTCGAAGTATTGGGTCAGCATTCTATTTTGGAGTTGAGGGTCATAATATATTGGATAGCTCAACATCACTTTTGGGAGATATGAGAGTAGGAAGCACGGTGATTTCAGGATGATATCTAAATTAGGAGGAAATAAATAATGGGAATAACAACAGTCGGTTTATCAGTTGCATCTGCAGCTCTTGCTGGTTCATATTCTACAAATCATTATATAGCAGTTGGTACTAGCGGCTTAACATTTGCGAGTGGGAACACAGCATTAGGTATTGAGTTTGATAGAAATCAAGTTAACACAAACGATTTGGGAACGCCAGAAGAAGTTACTATGATTGCTAATTGGGCACCAAATGACATTTCAGGTTGCATAATGAAAGAGTTCGGAACCTTTACAGCAATTGGAAGTCAAATGATGAATAGAGAAGTGTTGGCGGGTTCTTTGGTATTTACAGGTGAACAAGAATTACAAGTTCAACAAACAATAACATTTGCAATTTAAAATGAAAACCAAAAAGTATATAAAGATTGGTTATTTATTAATGTTATAAGATGGCAGAGTTATTTAGTCAGTACGCGAGTGGAGTCCAGTTTTCTGCTGGAACTATAGTTGGAAGTGTGAGTGGGGTTAGTGGTTTAAATCCTGTTGTTGATAGACTTAATTCTATTAGTGATAATGATGGTGCTTATTCAAATTTAGGAGCCGGAACAGGTATGGCGATTGATAATGGGTCAATTGTTAGTACCACAGCTATTTTAGGTTTAGTTGCAGGAGAAGGGATTGATATTACAACAGGGTCTATTGTTTCTGGAGAAGACGCAACAACTT